AGCTAGAAAGATGTCGCGTAGGGTCATTTTCAAAGCCTCGAATCGAACCGAACATATGCTGACGCCGAATTGGCGCGAAGCGCGATGAAGTCTCCTGACGTTCCAGAAAACGCGCCGCTGATGGAGGGACGATAGCCGATTTTTGCCCCACTTACGTAGTTGAGAGAACTCGCGGTCACGGCGTCGTTTCCTTCTGTCCCGTTCGTCGTGGTCAGGTTGGAAAAGGTGATTGATGGGGTCGAGCTGCGCGGAAGGACCGGAACGTCGAGCGTGAAGTCGGTGTTGCCATTTGGCGCTGAAATAATCTGTCCGAACGCCATTCTATCCCCTGTCGCTGAGGCCGTAATTTGGGCCAAGTATCGCGCACACAGAAGAAACTCTTCTTGGTAAGATCTGAGCGCAAACGGCGTGGCTGAACTGCCCTGCTCAAGCTGCACCTTGGCCACGTCCAGCGTCACGCCCTGCGCTTGAACCGATCCGGTCCAGAACACAACTGCCATGTTGTTCATCGAACTCGAGACGGTGCCGGTCAGCTCGATTGAGGTTAGTGTATTTGCTGTGAGAGCAACCGAATCTTGCGCGGTGACGGTAATATTGGTCGTCTCTAGAGTATTGTTGAACCAAGTCGCTATAACGTCCTTGGTGACGGAATCGGCCGTGCTCGTCCACTCAAGGATCGCGTAATGTAGTGTGGCGGAAGCTGACATTCGAACCCGCGCCGAAAGCGTAACAGCCTCCCCTCGAAGATCCTTGACATTTGCGGTTTCCATCCATTGGACCAAGCCAAACTGCTGGTCAGACGCATTGGATTGGGTAAGCCGTATCCCGTTCGGCGTCCCGTTCTCTAGATTGGATATCCGAGAGGCATTGACTGGGTTGGATCGAGTTAGGGCGATCCACTGATCGATGCCGGTGTATTCAGCATCCGCCGTAGACCCTGGCGTGATTTGGGCAATGAGCCCTGATGGATTGATGACGCGGTTTCGGAAACCGAACGCATTTCCTGCCAGCGTCTCCAACGCATCCTGCACATTGTCTTGAGAGAGGACGGTAGCCGATAGGGCGAGGTTGTCGGCGCGCAGGCTTCTGTCGATGGGGCCAATGCGGACTTCGGCCGAGCCGGAGAGGTTAAGAGCGCTGCCGGTGGTGCTGCCAAGCGTCGTGCGGGTCAGCGTCGTGCCGGACGCGGTGTAGACGCCTTCGCAGACTTCCCGCTCGTCGCCATCCTTGATCTCGTAATAGAGTTCGGCGCCATTGGGCACACCCGCCGCTGAGAAAGTCCGAAGCCTCGGAAGAGCGGCTCCGAGGGTCAGCGGACCACTCGTGCCAGTGGTCGCGGTCGTCATGCCGGCGAGGTTATAGGGGAGCTTCATCCTACGTCCTCGCTACATTTGCGACGTTGCCCTCAAGCACAAACTGGCCATCCTCGACAATGGCTGGAGAGCCCGCCTTCTGAATGCTCCAATAGACGACACCGGGATCTGAAACTGAGCTGTCCCAGGTCGCCTCCCAGTCGCCGTCGTCATTCTGCTCCATTGTCTCCGTCGCCGTGTCGCGGCCGTCCGTTCCCATCAGGGATGGGTAGGAAATCAGCACGCTCGCAGAGACAGCGGACGCGATCTCACCGTCGGCGTCATAGAACGAGTTCACGAACCGGATGCCTTCACCTCTGGTGTGTCGGATCATTCTTCGTTGTCCCGGATAATGGTGGTGCGCCCCCGCCCGGTCTCGGTCTTGGTCAGAGCGCTTCCAGCCGAAGCGAATGTCCGCCCGAAGCCTGAGAGCGTTCTTGAAAAGACCGAGCGCGCGATCTTTCGTGCGATGTCCGTGAGGGTCGAAGAGGCGACGCTGACGTAAGAGACGATCTGCTGGACGTTGCCGCGACCAATGGTCTGCGCTAGCTGAACTGCGCTGGTGACGGCAAAGGTAATCGCCGTTGATGCTCTTGCCGTCTCCGCGGTTACTGTGGCGGCGACGATCTTACCGACGGTGAACGAGAACGCCCCTGTTTCCGTCGTGACGGAAGACACGATATTCTTGCCCGCCCTGACGATGACACTCGAACCCACGCCAACGGCGCTGGATAGCGCCTGTATCACGGTACGAGGCGTGGCCAGGGTCATAGCCACATCGACAGCCGAGGCGAGCGACGTTGTGATCGCTTTGCCAGTAGCCACGGTCAGGTCGATGCCTTGAGCAACCGTGAAGCTGACGGCCCGCCCAATCAAATGGCCGGCACTAACGGCCGTTTGCACCAGAACAGCGAATTGGCCGGTCGCCGGCGTCTCGCCATAGGCGTAGGCCCCGAACGCCGCCTCCTCTCCGAAAGCAGGCATTAGGCCTGATCGAACACCGTGCGGGAGGTGAATGTGATGGAGTCGCCAGTGGCCAGGGTGATCACACCGAAATCACCATAGATGCCCATATCGTCCCCGGTTGGGGGATTGCCTGAGCCCGCACCGTCATAGATACCAAGCTCCGTCACGGAGAGCGCTTGGGCTGCGACGATGGTGCCGGTGACCTGGTAGGTGTCGTCCGTGGTGGTGGTGGTCTCGACGCTCGACGTTCCCGTGACGCGCGCCTCCGTCGTGTTGCCAGCATCGGCGATGGCAGTGTCGGTTGCGTCCTGACCTGAACCCTCACCCCATTGCAGATAGCGAGGACGGCTTGTGTAAGCATGAAGCGCGGCGGCAATCATGCCCAAGCCGCCGTTAGTGACGAATTGCGCCATGAATCAGTCTCCCGATTTTCCAGAAGAGCCGCCGGATAGGCGACTTGTGCCAATAAGCGATCTTGCCGAGGTCCTCAACGGCAATAACATTGCCCGCTGCGTCGCGACGGGTGACGATGGCGTGAAGCGATTGCTCGCGAACCCCGCCCCCTGCTCTAAGCGAGGTCATAGCTTTATGTAGATCGTGCCGAGGCGGTACGGGTCCATGGTAGACATGGCCGTTCCAGAGCCGCCGGAGCTCACTGAGCCGCTAACGTTGTAGCGCGACTCGTCAATATCGATGCTCGTCCAGTTGACGCTGATCACGGTGGAAGCGTTTGGATTGCTGGTGGTTCGGTTACCAACGGTCTCACTCAAGTTGCGGACCATGTTGGTCACGCCGGACATGGAAACATCGAGAGTGTCTGGCAGGGTATAATCCGGCAGATTGACTTGCAGGATTGATTTGGTTTCAGAGCCGCCAGAAGCTAGTGCAGTCGTTGCGCCTGACAGAACGCCAGCCGCGCTGTTGCCCATATTGTCAAGCGCAACGAGGGTACGCCCCCGCATATCCGGTAGGCCTATGGTCTTGTTCGCTGCAAAATCGTCCGCAGCAGAAGCACCCCGCCCAGACGACACTGGGCAAATGGAATTGCTGCAATTCGCCCAAAGATATTCATAGAGCGTCTGGGTGTCAGCGTTCGCACGTTCAGTTCCGCCCGAGGTTGCGGACCCGATGGTCCGGCCATTCAGGCGAACCCAGCCCGACAATGTGCCAGCGGCAAGCCGCCATTTAAGATCCCCGGTTGTTGCGATCTGGGAGTCGGTGACGCCTTCGCCGCCCCCACCCTCACCGCTCGACGGGCCAAGTGCCGTGACGGATTGCAGATCGAACTTCTGGATGCCGTTCTTGTCCGTAAGACGGACGCGGTAGTCGCCGTCAGGAAGCCAGAACTCTGGAATTCGACCGTCGGCATCAGCCTCGATGGGGTGAGGAAGCTCAACCTCAAGCCCGAAATCTTCATAGGCCGTCGCTGGGTCAGACGTGTTGGCGTCGAAGATAAACAGGCGGGCGCCGTCCAACGGTCTGCCGTTGGAGTCGATCTGCTGGCTGAGCGGAAGCCCGAAGATGGTACCCACACTGAGCGCAGGGGTACCGCCGCACGCAAGCAGAAGTACCGCCAGCAATAGCGTTGCTAGGCGCTTCATCCGTCTCTCCGATTGTGGTAGAAAATCACCGCCTAGCGGGGCTAGGAGGTCATATGATCCAGTTTCTGTCGTTTGCCGGCGCGGTTCTGCTCGCCAACCTTTTGACTGTCTGCTTCGTCCATGCCGCCTGGTCTATGGGCCGACAGGAGAAGGGCGGTCAGGAGCCGCGGTGGGTAAACCTCGGTCTCTTCGCCCTGCCCTTGGTCTTTCTTTTGGGTGTGCTCTATCTCAACGGGGCTCTTGAGGCGACTCCGCTGCGGCACCTGATGCAGCCTGAGACGCCGGAACTGACGCGATCGCTCCAATATCCCGGAACGCCTTGAGCAGGTTTGTGGACTTGGCGATCATCTCGACGCCTTCCTGGAACACCTGCGGATTGTCGGACGCCAGCTTCTCAGCGACCTTTCTTGCGACGCGGGCGTCGATCAGGCTCCGCCCCCTCGCACCGGCACCGGCCAGAAGAGCAACCATGTAATTGCGCGGGTCGAACGGGTCTCCGGTGATCAATGTAGAAGCACCGCCCGCACCGCCTGCCAGACCAAGCTCCACAAGCTGCCGTGCCGTGGTGGAGTTGCCCTGAACGGCAGAACGGACAAGATCCATCGCGGATTCCGCCCGGAGGAACGCTTCCAGGTTCTTGGCCTTCTCAGGCCCTAGAGCGATGCGGATGCGCTCTCGTGCATCCTTCGACTGATAGATGCGGTTGACGACATTCCGGCGGTCTCCGGTCTTCTCGATCTGCCGGATGAGGGAGTCGGTAAAGCCTTCCGCGAACAGTTTACGCTCGGGCGCAGACATCTTGGAAAGAGCCTTCGCTGCCTCGCCACGGTCAATGCTCGGACGAAGGAAATTCTGGCCCGCCTCCAGAGCGTCATTGGCCTGGAAGAAGGATGCGGCACCCTCACGAGCCTGTTTGAACTGCGGGACCATGCGGTCAAGATCTTCGCGCAACAGTCGCGCTTGGGCAGTCAGCCGGGAACCCTCTTCGTTTCGGCCCTGGCGGATCGCAGCGCCCGCCGCATCGTCCAGCTCGCGCTTCACGTAGTCCCAATATTGCAGGTTCTGAATCTTCCCGTCGCCAGGCACCTTAAGCCCATCGGCAACAGCACGGCTTCTAGCCGTCTTCTCGGCCGCACGCATGGCCTTCTGAACATCATCGCTCTCAGCGAGACGGGCTAGCTCCGGCGACTGGAGCGGACGTGCACCCGCAGCATAAGCTTGAGCATAAGCAGGCCGGTTGGCCTTTCTCGCGGCCTGTAACAGATCCTCGCGGGTCTCATTCGCCGCTCGCCCGCCGACCATGGTTTTTACGAAGTCGGTGATCCGGTCGCCTTGCGTCTCGAAACGAGCGTCGATGACTTCGTTCAGGGTATCTCGCGCCTGCGGAGACGTGTTCGCCGCAGAACGGGAAAGAGCGCGGGTCGTCTCGCCACCTCGCTCGATATTCGTGACCGGCTGCCCAACGCGCTGTGCCTGGGTCACCTGCGGTTCGGTCAGAGCCTGACCGCCACGGGAGGCGTCGGTCTCAATTGCCGCTGCAACCCTGCGGGAGGCCTCCCGCTCGGGATTGCCCGCAGACCGGAGGAAGTTCATCAGCGGGCGAGCAAGACGCCGGGCTCCTTCCATCACAATCGGGGTAACGGCACCTGTTGCACCGCCAGTCGCCATCCCAATAATCGATTGCGTGATGCGGTCCTCTTCGCCCTCACCGGAACCGAAACCGTAGAGGCCGCCATATCCAGCACCGACGAGGCCAGTGCGCTTAGCAGCCTGCCCGACGGTCTGCGGTACGGCTTTGCCGCGGGACACCACGGCAGGGATTAGGCCGCCGGAGATCTCCGCAGCCGTCGCAAGACCCGGCTCACGTTCGTTGAACGCCTCGATGCCCTGGCGGACGTTGTTCAGCTCTTCGGTGTAAATCTCATCGTAAGACCGTTCGTCACCCGTTGACTTGGCATACAAGGCACGGGCGGCTGCCTCCGTCTCGTCTCCCATGGCAAACATCATGCCCTGGCCGATGACGGAGCGAAGCAGCTCAGGCATGCTCGCGTCACCCGGCGCCATCTCACCCTCTACAGGGGCTTCCGGCATGCCCGTCGCATCTGCCTGAATAGGAGCTTCCGTGGCGGGCTCAGGGGCCGCGTCAGGCGCGAAACCCTCCGGCATGGCATTATCCACCACGAAACCTTCTGGGAGGCCTCCGGGCTCCTGCATCGGAGCCTGGGGCTGCTCAAGATCAACACCCAGGAACGAGGCCGCAATCGGGCGGTAATCCTGCTCCATCCGGGCGACGTGGGTGCTCACGGTCTCACCAGGTCGGTCGGAGGCATTGTACATTCCAACCGTTCCGGCGTTGATCGCCGAGTAGATGTCAGGAAGCCCCATGCCGGGCTGAACGCCGCGGTCTTTCAGATATCGCGTGGCCGCTTTCACCTGATGCCCGAACGGCATGTCAGGGGTTACACCGTAGGCTTCCGCCTGGGGCTGGCCCCACTGGATAAGCCCGCGATGCTGGCCCCATTTGGTCGTGGGCCCGGCTTGCCAGGGATCGAAGGAACCGGCCGTCTCGTACCCAATGGCCGTGGCGAGGTCCAGCGGATCGACACCCAATTCCTGAGCCCCGGCTTTGATCGCCTCCACCGGATCGTCTGGAAACTCGACCGTGATCGCCTTCGCCTTCTGCGCCGTGGTGGGCGTCTGCCCCGGCTGCAAGGCAGGCGTATTGTCGAGCGTAAATCCTGCCGGCAAGGTCATTGCATCGGCACCCATTGTCCGTTGCGGTACTGGATCTTCTGCCCCGTCTGCGGGTTTGTCGCGGTCTGGCCTTCCTGATACTGTGAAGGGGCTTGCGGACTGGCCTCATAGCCGGGCTGGTAGAAGGTCCCGCTACGGAGGGATTCGCCGCGCTGTCGGTTGAAGGCAAGGCGCTTCTGAGCGGCCGCTTTGGCCCGTTCGTAAATCTTCTTCCGAACGGCTGGGGATTGGTTTACGGAGCCCTGCACTTCCAGCAGGATCTTACGCTCACCCTCAGTCGGCATGGAACCAAAGGTCGCGCGAAGACTGTCGAGCGCTTGCGCGGTGACAATGTTCTTCAGCTCTTCCGTCGCAGCTGCATCCTCAAGCCCGAACAGGCTCCCAACATAGCCGCGCGTTTCAGCAGCCGGGCCGGTGTAGGCGCGATCATTCAATTCAAGCGCCTTGTCGAGAGAGGTGATCACTGACTCGCCGGATTGAACACCTTCGTCCGCCTCCAGAATGGCTTTCTTGTCAGCAACGGTCAGGCTGGTCCCACCGCTCTTTGCGCCCCCCACCTGCGTCCACGCACGGGCGTTGGGGTCCCACTGCTGAACAATCTCGCGGCCGCTTTCATCAAAGCCCTTTCGGGTAACGGGCGCCTTGCTACCAGCGTTCTGCCGGGCGATATCAATGCGCTGCTGACCCTGCTGAAGACGGATCATGTCGACAGGCGAGATTGCACCCTCGCTTGCCAGCTTCCCCATCTGCATACCGCCCTCGAAATCTCCCGCGGCGAACAGCTTCTTCATCGCCGTTTCGTAGTCGGCATCGCCATTCGCGAAAAGAGAGGACAGCGCGTCTTTCCGGGCGGCGCGGACATTCTGGCCCTGCCGCCACTCCTGACCTTGCGCATAGGCATCCGGAAGCCGACCAAGGGCGCTCATATCGACGATGGGAGCGGCGAAGGGGCTAGCCATTAGGCGCCTCCCGTCGGCGCGCCATAGCCGCCCATCCCGAAAGCCTTCGCACCCAGTTCAGCAGCGCCGAAGAGGGTGTTGAGGATATTGGCGCCAGACGCGTACTTGGCCTGCGCGACATCGCCTTCCATCTGCGCTCCGGCATCACCGATGCCGATATTCCGCTTCAGGACCAGATCGGCTTTCGTGCCACCAGCATTGGCGAAGAGCTGCGCCAGACGATCGTACGCGCCGCTCTTGCCGCTTGCGAACGTCGCCGCGTCCGACCCGTACCCGCTCAGACGGTCTAGCCACTGATCGTATTCCTGATCGGCTAGGCCTTGCGAAAAGCGGAGAATGTCTTGCGTGTTGTTCCCGGATGCGAGCATGCCACGGGAGGCCGCGCGTCGGTCGAGAGCGTCTAAACCCTGGTCCATCGTAAATTCATAGCCCGGACCGGCCTGGAAGCGCCCTACAGCCCGCTCATTGCCGGCGGGTCCATTCAGCCCCATCGCATCGGCGAAGGCCCCGTAGCCCTTGCTGGCGGTGCTATAAAGCGGGTCGTACAGGTCAGCGCTTTTGTCGTAATACCCACGCGCCCTGTCAACGCCGCGGTCGATCAGGCGACCGGCCTGCTTCGTCCCTTGCGTCAACCCTGCCTTGCGACGGTCGAACGCCGAGCGTGCCGCCGCGATCCCGGTATCGTCGTTGAAAAGATCCATCAGCCCCATTGTCTAGGCCCCTTGTAGTTCGCGCACGATGGCATCCAGTGTGCGGAGGTATTCGATCCAACGCTTGTTGACTGTTCCGTCCCGGTTCAAGAACGGCTCACGCTCTGGAAAGGTGGGGAGAGTTGCCATTACGTCGATGTCGGCGCCACTTGCATGTCGCCCCCCATAAAGCCGAAGTGGACTGGATCGGAGACCCTCACCCGCCACGTCCTGCCGTGAGAATTGGCGCGGCCGTTACGCCATTTCTTGACTGTGACCTCCGACTTAGCCTGCCGTCCCAGCTTGTGGAATGACGGGATGCCGTAGGTCCTGCCCCCATCGTCGGAGTAGGAGATCTCCACCTGCGGGTCTCGTTCGATAGGATCTTCACCCCCAGCGATGCCAACGCCGGTCGTGAACATGAAATCAGTCCGGTGGTTGACCAATCCCCGCGGGAAGGCCGTAACCGGCCCGCTCTCCAGCGTTGCGATGAGCGGATTGATCCCTTCCTTCCGGGCGGACTCGTTCAGTTCGAAAAGATCACCGGATTGCGTGTCTCCCGTCAGCCACTTCCCAAATGCCGGAACGGTAAGATCCATGCGGGACCGCGAGAGAAGGTAGCTCTCCCGCTCGTGCCACTGCCTTGTGTTCAGACAGTAAACCCACGTCCAATCGGGGCTTGAGAGCTGCCAGAAGGCAAACCCGGCGGAGATATAGGCACTGGCGATCAGCGTGTTCTTATCCGAGACCGCGGCGATCAGCCGGTCCAGATCGGGCGGGCTGATCTTCTGGGGCACCGAGGTTGACAGGTCTCTGACGGAGTTATCGGAGCCCACGTAGATCGGGTAATTGCCGAATTCCTTCTCGAACCCTGCCACGGCATACTTACCCGCCAGGCCGGGCGTGAAGGTGAAGGCGCGGTTCAGCGGGAACCCGGAATCGTTCACAGGATAGGACCACATCTCACCGCCGCCAGGCCCCATCAGATAGAGGTCGGATTCGTGCGCAAAGCCTCTTGTTAGCCCTCCCGGTACGCTCTCGGCCTTGATCTTGTTCAGCGTGTTGATGTTGGTGGAGTTCAGATCCGACGCCTGGCAGTCGCCGTTGCCGTAGGTGAAGAAGAACCAGCCATCCATCTCACAGACGGAGTTCGGAGAACCAACATCGCTGTCTGGGTAGCTGGCAATACTCGTGCCGTTGACCCGGAAAGCACCACCGCCAGACACAATCGCAATCTGCGGCGTGCTGTTGTTATTGCGGGCGAAGAAGACCTTGTCCGTCCCTGATAGAGAACCATTGGCAGAGACGGTACCGGATGAGTTTATCGCCTTGACCGTACCTTCCCACGCCGCATAGAGGGTGGAGGCCACCTGCAATCCGCCGCGGAACGTCGCCTCATTCGTCTCAGCAAAAACGTCCAGGCCCGGCACGCGATGATAGACCACACCGGATCGCGCTGTCGGGCCAACGGGCTCTGCATAGACGTTGATCAGCCTCCCCGCCCCCTCAAAGGGGCGTTCGCCTGGCTCCGTCGAGAGCGGAAACGGGATCGCGACCATTTAGCGCCTGCTGTAGCCGCGCGCGGCAATCTCGAACCGTGGTGCCGTGGGAGTGAGCGTCGGAGCGCTCAAGCGCCACAGCTCGTTCTCCGCTCCCCTCTGAGCACGTTCAGCGTCCGCGACAGTGAAGATCCCGAAATGAGGCCCAACCGAAAGCGCCATGTATTTGGACAGGGCCGTGAAATACGACGGGTGGATGCTTTCATTGGAGGTGGACCACATCTTGAGGCCCAACGCCTCCAGCTTCCCCATCTCAGAATCGATGGTCTCCTTGACGTGCTCCATATCGGCCGCTTGCGGGGTTTCCACGGCATCGATGACGTTCAGATCCCGCAGTACCCGGTAGGCGAGATCGGTCTTGGTGTAGTTAGCCATTACCTATCCCTCAGCCAATCGCCGAAATTGCCAATGAAGGCCTTCAGGCCAACATGCGCCATCGTGATCGATGGATCACACCAGACCCGCCCGCCAATCGCTCTCCAGCGGTGGAAGAACGCGAAGTCCTCCCCGAACTTCCTGTCTCCGACCATGACTTCGCGCCACAGACCGGGTAGCTCCAGGTCCTCATAGCGTGAGGTGCGGAACGAAAGCTCCGAATAGGCCTCCACCATACTTTCAAGACAGGAGCGGGCGTACCGCACGAACCCACCCTGGATGGCCTCGACCTCCAGGAGCCCCGTCTCAGGATCTGCAATAAGGTCCTCCCGAGGCAGGTACCTGACCGGGAATGAGATCGGGTCTTCGCGTTTTGGATAGACACCACCGACGCACTCGACCGGGCAGTCCACCAGCTTCAGAAGAGCGCCGGCAGGCCACACCACATCATTGTCGATGTTGACGAGATGCGTCCCCGATCCTTTGAGGAAGCGGGCCACCATGGCAGCACGGGCATCCGGCAGGTCGGTCGATCCGCACTCGTCGTCTATCGTTACTCTGTCACCCCGTCTTGTGAGCGCCATGCAGTCGGCCATAAGCGACCGCATGGTCCCCAGGTGGATGACGCCAGTATAGGCGGGGATCGCGATGACGATGTGTCGGGTCACGATCCCCGCCTCTGGTTACTCTTCAATCAGGCCCAGCTCTTCGAGCGCCGCGATGACGTCGTTGATCTGGGTGATCGCAGTGGCTGCGTCGGTTGCATCCGCAATCGCCGCAGGCTGCACGACGGGCGTTGCGCCGAAGAACCCGACCTTGTCGGTCGCGCTCTGGCCCAACACCACGCCGTCGCCGTTTGCATCAGAGATTTGCTTTACAGGCATGTCAGCCTCCTTCTTAGCTCGACGTGCCGCTCAGGCGGGTCGCCAGACGCGGATCGATCGCCTCGACGCCGTACAGAATGTCCATACGCCACGAGTTGATGTCGTTCGTGCCGTCATAGACAGGGATCAGGCGGGTCGAGATGCCGTTGTAGGACTTGCGGGTGACGTTCACCGCACCTTGCGGCTTCTCCATCGGCACCATGACCAGAGCGAAGGCGTTCTTGTGGAACACCAGGTTCTGGCGATAGGAGCCGCCCTCGGCGCCAACACGGGTGATCGTGGCATCGTTCGCCGGAGCCGCGGAGACGGTCTGCTGCGCACCCGACGGGATGATCGGCGGGCTGACGCGGAGAACGGTCTCGTTGGAGGAGTTCGAAGCCGTGGTCACGTCCGCAAGGACAGTGAACTGGCGCAGGAACGGGAGGGTGGCTTTGGTGACGGGATTGACCGCGTACACACCGTCGATGGTGAACACGTCGCCGGCCTTGATGACCTCGGACGTGCCCCAACCGTCGGTCGAGAGGTCCTGGTACCAGGTGTTCTTGACCGCATCGTAGGTGGTGAACTGGTCGGTGCCCCGGACATCGCCTTCATTCGTGCCGCCCGCACCGTTGATGTGGGTCGGAACGTTCTGGCTCATCCAGGTGTCGACGCCGCCGATTTCACCCAGGTTGCCCGAACGGTACGCCTGCTGAGCAGGGCCGTTGATGTAGAGGGCGGTCTGGGAGCCCAGCATCGCCGCCTCATCGGCGGGAGACAGGGCAGCGGTGCGCATATCCATCGGCACGGCGAGTTCATTCAGGCGCTCAGGGCCCTTGTAGAAATCGCCAAAGCTGTCGATGGTCTGGCCCGGCGTGCCGACCCAGCTGGGGACCTTGTAGTAGAGGCCGAGAACGTCGGTCTCCACCTTGTTGGCCAGCTGAACCATAGCCGGTTTCAGAACGCGCTCGCCAAGCTCGTCGATCTTCAGCGTCATGTCCGAAGACGTGAAGCGGAAGTCGATACCGCGCTGGCGGTCGACGGTGATGGTCGTCTTGCCCTCGACCACGTCTTGGGTCTGCATGACAGCACCCTCACGGACGGTGAAGTCGGTGGGCCGGCGAATGGAGAGGGTTTCACCCACCTTGTAGCCATTCACCTTCTTGTCGAACTCGTCCTCGTAAGCACGGTGCACCTTGCGGGCGATACCGAGCTCGTTTTCGAGGATACGAGTTGCCTCCGCGGCGATGATATCCGCGGTAAGCGTCGTGTTGCTCATGTCCTAGCCTTTCGTGAGCTAGGCCCCCTTTCGCGCCTTCACGTAGTCGTCAATATTCTCGGACTTCGCGAGGGCGTGAATGTCCCTGGGCTGCGTGGCGCCGCCGGCAGGGGTCTTGATTGGATCGGGAGCCCCGGTTTTGCGTTTCGGGGCGGGCAAGGTGAGCTTCGCTTCGAGACGACCAATCTCACGGGCCTGCTCAATGGCAGAGGCACCGTTGATACGTGCTGCGATGTGAGGGTTTTTACCGAGGTGATAGAGGATCAACGGACCCTTATCGCTCTCGGCGATGAAGCGTTGAAGGTTGCCGTTCAGGGAGCCGACTTCCATGGTCAGATCTTCCATGGCCTCGTCGAAGTCAGGAACGCGCTCGCGGATTTCATCCGTGCGCTCGAACAGGTCCTGCACAAGCTCCTGACGCACTGCGGCTTCCCGGCTCTTCTGGGTCGCTTCCCGTTCCGCATCGCGCTCCTCCCGCAGAATCTTGCGGATCTGGAACTCTTGGCGGGCTTGGTTGTAGCGGTCCCAATCGCCGTCGAAGTCGTCGAGCGTCGGTTCCTTCAGCGTTTCCTTCGGGTTTGCCTGTTCGGCCTTCAGAGCCTCCAGCTCGGCCAAGACCTGCTGGTGGCGTGATTTGAGCCGCTGGTACCCGGAGGATTTGCGCTTCGGCTTCTTTTCCTCTTCTTCCTCGTCGTCCGTATCGGACTGGTCGTCCGAAGCATCGGTCTCATCCGCCGCCTCGGTTTGTTCGTCGTCTGGAGAGGTGACCTTGGCTTCTTCCGCCTCGTTCGCCTCTTTGGTTTCGGTCGCAACTGTCCCGTCCTGGCCCTCGGACGGGGCCGGATCGTTCTCGTCTGACATCACTACTCCTGGGTTGGGCCGCTTGGCTGCGGTTGCGCCTGCGGCATGGGATTGAGCTTCTCGGCAAGCGTTGCCTGCTTGATCTGAAGCTCCAAGCTGAACTCAGCGCGCTTGAACTGAAGCTCATCCTGCTTCATCTGAAGCTCGACGGCCTTGCGCTGATTATCGATGGTCGTGGATTCCGCCTCGGCCTGCATCTTCATGGCCTCGGCTTCTGCTCTCGGATCTGGCGGCTCTTGCGGGGGCGGCATCTG